GAAGATGACTTTGACTTTCTCAGCGACGGAGTGATTGAATGAGCAGCACCATCTACATCACCGGCGAGACGAAGCCGGATGCCTTCTACCGCGCGCTGGCCGAGGCGCAGAAGGGCGACCGCATCGTCTACTGGATCGGCCAGACCTGCGGCGGCCTGCATCGCCACGCGGCTGCCAGAGCCGAGACCGACAAGCTGGTCTTCCTGTTCTGCAAGCGCGAGGGCGTCGGACAGTTTGCATATTTGGCGGTGAAGCGTTAGAATGCGCCCAGCGACCGGGCAGCATCGCCCGAGATGAGGTGAGCAATATGCCGTCTGGAAGGCTGACAGACTATTCGCCAGAGATCGTTGAGAAGGCGTGGGAATACGCCAACGGCGGCTGGATCAAGGCGGGCGACAAGGTGCCGTCAGTTGCCGGTCTGGCTTGCGAAATCGGCATGCACCGTGAGACTTGCTACGATTGGGCGCGGGACAAGGACAAGGTTTTTTCTGACATCCTCAAGGCAATCGCGCAAAAGCAAGAGCGCGAATTGCTCAATAATGGCCTCGACGGCACGTTCAATCCGCCGATCACCAAGATGATGCTGTCCAAGCACGGCTACTCTGACGCGACCAAGCAAGAGCTATCCGGCCCAGACGGCGGCGCTATTCCCGTCGAAATCAAGCGAACCATCATCGATCCGAAGGGCTAAGGCATGGCTATCGAAGACCTGCGCGAAATCGGAAACGTGCTATATGAGCGGCGCGCAGACGGCATGCTGTATCCCGTGCGCCGCGTGCGGCCCGATACCGAGGCCCGTGGCGTGCCGCCGCAAGATCCTAGCCTGCTGAACGTCGGCGGCATCGGTGAGAGGCTTGCCTTTCTGAACCAGACCTTCAACCCGGTCGAGGGCATCGGCGGCGCAATGCGGGCAGGATCTCGCATGATGGCGCCCGATCAGAGCTATTGGGACCGCATCGCATCCTTGGGAGAGATGGCGTCAGGCGTGGCCGGCATCGCCGCACCTATCGCAGCCGCAAGGGCCATCGGTGTGCCTGCTGCCAGCGCAATGATGGAGGGGCTGCTGGGGTTCTCACCCACGACGCAGGCTGCTGGAGACACTATGCGTGCGGCTGGTCGCGATATCGTTGACCGCCTCAACCAGCCCGGTCCCGTGCCGGTAATGTACAGCAACCCGATCCCAGGCGTTGGCAGGGGTGGAGGTCTTGATGTATCACGCCGTGACGCATCGAACATCTTCGGAGCCGGTTCCGAGCGTGTACGTTACACCGATCCGCGAAGCGGCGGCACCATTGAGGTTGTCGTGCGACCAGATGGCAGCGCATCGGTCCTTGAGTTGGAGGTGCCAGAAGCATCTCGCGGCCAAGGCATAGGCCAGACGCTGCAAGAGCGCGTTATGCAGGACTTCCCGGTGATGGGCGGTCAGGTGTCATCCAAAGCAGCGGCAACGACAGCATATCGCCTTGGGCGCAGGCCGCCGGGCAAGCCAGGCGCTACCCTTGAAGAAGTATTTGCAGACATCGATGAGATGTCATCCGTCAACATGGTTTCTCCAAGAATGCAGGAGAGGATTGCGCCAAACCTGACATTTGAAGACGTGGAAAGAGCGATGAACGCCCCGGAGAATTTTAACATTTCTGCTCCAGTCGATACGTCGTATCGAATGCAGCAACAGCCCCGTGGTCCTCAAGACGTATTGCCAATTCGCCTCGATGACCTAACCAGGTCCACCACTGGTGAGCAGGCCGGGTATCCCGCAGATTTCTACTCCGCAAATGGTCCGCGCTTCTATGCTCCTGGTCCTCAGTTTTCTGGCGATGAGTTTGGTCAGGCAAACAAAGAGAGCTACAGGGCAATCATGGCTGTAAGAGGCAAGCCTGATGCAGAGGTCACAATCTATCGCGCCGTGCCTAATGATCCCAACATCACGACGATCAACGAGGGGGATTTTATCACCCTTAGCCCGACATATGCCAAACTTCATGGGGCTTCTGGATATGGCAGAAGCGGGGATGAGCCTGGGAAGATTATTTCCCAGAAAGTGAAGGTCAAAGACATTTACTTTGATGGCAACGACGTGAACGAGTTCGGATATTTCCCTGTCGCGCCGACATCAGGCGCTCGTTAGTAGTCGGACCCCAATGAACCTCACCATCAACACGCCTCGCTGGGCGCTGCCAATCCTGCAACGCGAGAGCGCCCGCTACATCGGGGCGTTCGGCGGGCGCGGCTCTGGCAAGTCAACCTTCTTTGCGGAATGGATCGTGGAGCGTTGCGTGATGCGCAAGACCGACGTGGTCTGCGTGCGCGAGGTGCAGAAGTCGCTGAAGCAGTCGGTCAAGAAGCTGATCGAAAACAAGATCGAGGAATTGGGCGTCGGTCATCTGTTTCAGGTGCAGCAGGCAGAGATCAAATGCCCGCACGGCGGCGTGATCATCTTCCAAGGCATGCAGAACCACACAGCCGACAGCGTGAAGTCGCTGGAGGGCTTTGACATCGCTTGGGTGGAAGAAGCCCAGTCGATCAGCCAGTTCTCGCTGGATCTCCTGCGCCCGACCATCCGCAAGCCAGGATCGCAACTGCTGTTCAGTTGGAACCCACGTTTCGACACGGACCCCATTGAGGGCCTGCTGCGTGGGCCAACGCCGCCGCCTGACAGCGTGATCGTCGAGGTGAACTATAGCGACAACCCGTGGTTCCCTGACGTTCTCAAGGACGAAATGGAATACGACAAGCGGAGAGATCCAGACAAATACCTGCACGTCTGGAAGGGCGAGTATGTCCGCAACAGCGAAACCCGCGTGTTCAAGAACTGGACCATTGAGGACTTTGAGGCACCGCCTGATGCCGTCCATCGCCTCGGCGCTGACTGGGGCTTTGCCACTGACCCGACCGTCGGCATTCGCTGCCACATCATCGGGCGCAAGCTGTATATCGATCACGAAGCCTATCAGGTGGGCTGCGAGATCGTTGACACGCCTTCGCTGTTTATGACGATCCCCGAGGCTGAACGCTGGCCGATGGTGGCCGACAGCGCGCGGCCCGAGACAATCAGCCACATGCGCAAGAACGGCTTTCCGAAGATCATGCCGGCGGTCAAGGGGCCGAAGTCGGTCGAGGAGGGCGTCGAATGGCTGAAGTCTTTTGACATCGTGGTGCATCCCCGCTGCAAGCACACCATTGATGAACTGACGCTCTACAGCTACAAGACCGACCGGGACACGGGCAGCATCTTGCCTGTGCTGGAGGACAAGGAAAACCACGTCATCGACGCGCTGCGCTATGCCTGCGAGGGCGCCCGTCGCGTGGCCAAGCAGGACAAGCCGAAGGCCCGCCTTGTCCCCGTCAGCATGCCGATGGCACGGTGATTGATATTCGGATCAACCTGCCGTATACTTCGGCCCAAATATCCAGCGAAAGGCGCGCAACTTGGCCCGCATGACCAGAGACCAGCGGCTTGCAAATGTTCATGCCGAAGCGATGTCAGAGTTTGACACCATCCAAAGCACCATGCGCGATGAGCGTTTGCAGTGCTTGGAGGATCGCCGCTTTTACTCGATCTCGGGCGCGCAGTGGGAGGGCAACCTCTATGAGCAATATCTAAACAAGCCCAAGTTTGAGGTGAACAAGGTTCACCTGTCCGTCATGCGGATCATCAACGAATACCGCAACAACCGCATCACGGTTGACTTCGTGAGCAAGGACGGCACCGACGACGACAAGATGGCCGACGTGTGCGATGGCCTGTTCCGTTCTGACGAGCAGGACAGCGGCGCCAATGAAGCCTACGACAACGCTTTCGAGGAGGCTGTCGGCGGTGGCTTCGGTGCATTCCGCCTGCGTGCTGTCTACGAAGACGAGTACGACGAAGAGAACGAAAAGCAGCGCATCCGCATTGAGCCGATCTATGACGCTGACACCACCGTGTTCTTCGATCTGGATGCCAAGCGCCAGGACAAGTCTGACGCGCGCATGTGCTATGTGCTGACGGCGATGACGCCAGATGCCTACCGCGAAGTCTGGGAAGATGACCCGACCACCTGGCCGAAGGGCATCCAGCAGGTGGGATTTGACTGGGCGACACCTGATGTCGTCTACGTTGCCGAGGTCTACCGCGTCGAAGAGGCGTCGGAACTGATCCGCATTTTCCAGACCCTCGACGGGCAGGAAGAAAAGTATTCTGAAAAAGACTTCGAGCAAGATCCTGAACTGGAAACGATGCTTGAGGCTGTCGGCACCAAAGAGGTCCGCCAGCGCCGCGTGAAGCGCCGCAAGGTGCGCAAGTACATCATGAGCGGCAGCAAGGTGCTGGAGGACAGCGGCTACATTGCCGGCGACCAGATCCCGATCATTCCGGTCTACGGCAAGCGTTGGTTCGTGGACAACGTCGAGCGGTGCATGGGTCATGTGCGTTTGGCCAAGGATGCCCAGCGGCTGAAGAACATGCAGCTTTCCAAGCTGGGCGAGATCAGCGCGCTTTCGACCGTTGAGAAGCCGATCTTTACGCCCGAGCAGGTCGCCGGCCACGAAATGATGTGGTCCGAGGACAACCTCAAAAACTATCCCTACCTGCTCCTGAACACCGTGACCGATGCCAACGGCGGTGAGACGCTTGCCGGCCCGGTCGGCTACACCAAGCCGCCGCAGATCCCGCCTGCGCTCGCTGGCCTGTTGCAGATTACTGAGCAGGACATGAGCGATCTGCTGGGCAAGCCCGACGCTGCCGAGGAGGTCGTCTCCAACATCAGCGGCAAGGCCGTGGAACTGATCCAGCAGCGTCTGGACATGCAGACCTTTATCTACATGTCGAACATGTCCAAGGCCGTGAAGCGTTGCGGTGAGGTCTGGCTGTCGATGGCGCGTGACATCGTGGTCGAGCCTGGCCGCAAGATGAAGTCTGTGGGCCTCGGCGGTGAGTTGTCCAGCATTGAGATCGGCAAGCCGATGCTCAACCCCAAGACCGGCGAAGTCGAATACGAAAACGACCTGTCCAATGCCAAGTTTGACGTGGCTGTCGATGTCGGCCCGGCCTCGGCCACCAAGCGCAGCGCCACGGTTCGCGCGCTGTTGGGCATGATCCAGATCGCGCCAGATCCTGAGACGCAGCAGGTGCTGACATCGATGGCCATGATGAACATGGACGGCGAGGGCATCGGCGAGGTGCGTGCCTACTTCCGCGACAAGCTGATCAAGATGGGCGTCATCCAGCCGACCGAGCAGGAAGGCGAGAAGCTGTTGGCCGAAATGCAGGCCGCGCAGCAGCCCGATCCGCAGGCGCTTTATCTTCAGGCCGCCGCGATGGAAGCGCAGGCCAAAGCGGGCCAGGCTCAGGCCAATACAGAATACACCTTGGCGCGTGCGGAAGAGACCCGCGCCAAGACCGTTGAGGTGCTTGCTGGCATTCAGCAGAAAGAGCGCACCAACGTCGTAGAAACGGCGAAGGCTCTGCAAGAGACCGTCGCCACCGGAATGCGGCAACCGCCCAGCCGCACAATGTAATGGGTGAGAAAATCGCGAGGATCGCATGACTGAATTGGCAGAACAGATCGAAGAGGACTTTGAAGTCGAGGCTGAAGAAACTGAACTAGAGGCCGAAGATGCCGAGATGGCAGACGAGGCTGAAGGTGAAGGCGATGATGCCGAAGATGGAGAGGTCGTCATTTCGATTAACGGGGAAGCGCCAGCCCCGGAAGAAGATGAGGAGGCCCGCGCGCCCGATTGGGTTCGTGACCTTCGCAAGCAGTATCGTGAGGAGAAACGTCGAGCCAAGGAGCTTGAACAGCGTCTAGCGCAGGTCGAACAGCGGAACACACCTGGGGTCGCGCCCCTTGGACCGAAGCCAACGCTTGAGAAAGCCGATTACGACACCGACCGATACGAGCGGGAACTTACCGCATGGTACGACAAGAAGCGCCAGCACGACGACCGTGAGGCTGCCATGAAGTCTGAACACCAAGCTGTTCAGAAAGAATGGGAGCGCAAGTTGGAGGGCTATCAGGGGGCGAAGGCCAGCCTGAAGGTGCGTGACTTTGAGTTTGCCGAGGATGTCGTCCAAGACACCCTTAGCGTCATGCAGCAGGGGATGATTGTGCAAGGTGCCGAAAACCCGGCTCTTGTCGTTTATGCTCTGGGCAAGAACCCGAAAAAAGCGAAGGAAATCGCTTCCATCACCGATCCCGTGAAGTTCGCCTTCGCGGTTGCGAAATTGGAGACGCAGTTGAAGATCTCGAACCGTAAGGCTCAATCGTCACCCGAGCGCAAGATCAGCGGCACCGCCCGCCCGTCTGGCGCGGTTGACAGCACCCTAGACCGCCTGCGGTCTGAAGCAGAAAAGACTGGCGACTATTCCAAGGTTTTCCAGTATAAGAAGCAGAAGGCCAAGGGCTAACCCCCACACATGAAGGACCGCTAAAATGGCGAACTCGTTTAGTAAAGAAGAGCGCGTAGCGTTCGAGAACATCCTCGAAGGCTTCAACGACGCTCTTGTCATGTCGCGCAACGTGTCGGTGTACAACACCGGCGACGAAATGATGGCCCGCACCAACGACCAGATCTGGCGTCCGCAGCCCTACATTGCGACCTCGATCAACGGCGCACCGCGCACCGACATCTCGTCCAGCTTCATTGACTTCACGCAGCTTGCTGTCCCGGCCACCATCGGCTTCAGCAAGACCGTGCCGTTTGCTCTGGACGCGAAAGAACTGCGCGACCAGTTGCAGGAAGGCCGCCTGGGCGATTCCGCAAAGCAGAAACTTGCTTCGGACATCAACGTCGCCATCATGAACGTCGCAGCGGCTCAGTCCACCCTCGTCGTGACCCGCTCTGGCTCTGCCGGCGGCTATTCGGACGTGGCTGAATGCGACGCTGTGTTCAACGAGCAGGGCGTCCAGATGTTCGACCGTTATCTGGCGCTGTCTTCGCGCTCGTATAACGGCATGGCGTCGGATCTCGCTGGCCGTCAGACCATGACGGGCAAGCCGACCACCGCCTACGAGCGTTCGTTCGTCGGCGAAGTCGCTGGCTTCCAGACCTACAAGATGGACTATGCCAACCGCATCGCGGCCAACACCACCCCGGTCGGCGACATCACCATCAACGGCGCGAACCAGTACTACGTCCCGGTGGCCACCTCGACCGCAGGTACGGGTGAAACCTCCAACGTGGACAACCGCTTTGAGTCGCTGAACGTCACTCTGGCTGCTGGCGCTGTTATGCGTGTTGGCGACTGCTTCACCTTGGCTGGCGTCAACGCGGTGCATCACATCACCAAGGGCGACACTGGCCAGCTTAAGACGTTCCGCGTGATCTCGATCACCTCGGGCGGCGGCACTGCAGGCAACAACACCATCGTCATCTCCCCGCCGATCATCTCGGCTCAGGGCGGCACCGATGCTGAACTGCAGTACAAGAACGTCACGGCCACCCCGGCCAACGGTTCGACGGTTCGTATCATGAACGTCGATGCCGCTGACATCAACTGCTTCTGGCAGAAAGACGCTCTGGAAATCCTGCCGGGCCGTTACGCAATCCCCGCTAACGCTGGCGTGGAAATCATGCGTGGCACCACAGATCAGGGCATCGAACTGGTGATGCAGAAGTTCTACGACATCAACACCGCCGTCACGAAGTATCGTATGGATACCTTCTTCGGCGTTGTGAACAAGCAGCCCGAAATGTCGGGCATCTTGCTCTTCAATCAGGTTCCCTGATTGTGATCTTTGGGGGCGGGGAAACTCGCCCCCTTCAACCATCTAGGGGTTTAATGCCATGCCGTTGAAAAAAGGTTACAGCCGCACGTCCATCGGTGAGAATATCAAGATGGAAGAGAAGTCTGGCAAACCGCGCAAGCAGGCCATCGCCATCGCATTGAACACCGCACGCACCGCAGCCATGAAAGCCGGAAAGCCCGGCAAAGCACCGAAGGGGAAGAAATAATGCCGGGTGGTCTCT